AATTCACCGCATCGCCGAAGAGCATTCTAATCGCGTTTTTGGATATCTTACCAAAGAAGATCTCGTGAGTGAGATTTGGGAGATATGCTTAAATGCGATGCCGGAATTCAATAAAGATCTCGGCCCCCTAGAACACTTTCTTCGGCGAACAGTGAAGAATCGCTTAATCAACAGATTTAAAGATGTGACCAAATCAGTTCGCTCGCCCTGCAGTCGGTGTCCTCATTACAACAAAGGGGAAAAGGTTGAATGCGGCCTTTATCGCAACAATAAAAATCTCTGCCGGAAATGGCGAAACTACCAAGCGGCGATTCAAAGCCGGAACACCCTCTTAAACGTTGTGGGATATTCTACTGATATTGCTGCCCATAAAACCGGCATCGACGTTGTTGATGATTCTGATCTAGCTAAATTTTTGTTAGATAACATTGGGGATAAGTTACGCGGCGATTTAGTCAAACTCATGGAGGGGCGTAAGATTACCAAGGCGAAGTTGGTGCAAATTCAACAGAAGATTAAATACATCCTAAAGGAATAATCTATGCCGATTTCCAAACCCAGAAAAGACGAAAAGCGTTCGGATTTTATTAGCAGATGTATGAGTGAGATGAGTGATGAGTACAGAGAAACGAGGCAGAGGGCGGCCATCTGCTACACAGCCTGGCGACAAGCCCAAGAAAAAGACCAAGCAAGAGGTGCCGAGAACAGGGACGATTCAAAATCGTGGTAAACGGCTATCTGCGTTTGAACGAGATTATATCCAAAAGCACTGCCTCACCAAGACAGATCTTGAGATTGCCGACTTTCTAGGGCGTGATCTTAGGACTATTAGTAGCTATAGAGCTAGGCAGTTAAAAGTTATCAAACGCCAAGGTGGTGTGGTTGAGTCTATGCAAATAGGCAAACAAACCATTGGCGGTCAAGAGTCAGGAGCATCGCTCGATGCTTTATCAGATGCGACCGAGAACGAACGCAATAACTTTTTTGTGACACAGCTAAAAAACTCAATGTTTTACGACAACCTTAAGAAGGAATTCACTTCTGAGGAAATCGAATTTTACGTTGAGGAATGGGGCATTTTGTGTGTCCAATTTGAAGACGTGGTCGCAACAGAAAAACGCCAGATCGATAAGCTCATCAAGGCTGAAATTATGGAACACCGACTCCTGCGTAACATCAAAGAAACAGAGCAGGAGATTGAGTTGCTGATTAAAGAAGTGAACGACCTACGCAAAAACAAAAATGTGGCGGATGACGAAATAGCACAGGAATATGATAATAGCCGAATTACTCTGATTAGGCAATTCTCTGGGCAGTCCCAAGCTATGGCTAACGATTATCAGAAGTGTGTTATGTCGCAGAATAAGATCATGGCTGAACTCAACGCACGGCGTAAAGATAGGGTTGATACGATTCGTAGTGGACAAAGTAACTTCTTGGGACTAGTTAAAATGTTTCAAGAACGCAAGATACGCGACAACAAGGGCAAGCATCTTGAGCTGGTTAAAATGGCCAAAGATCATCGCCTTACCGAGTGGAGAAGCAAACAGCATCGTTTTAGAGATGGCACGATTGATTGTGTGCTGATGGACGAGGGTTCGACCATCAAAGAAAAAGAAGTGGTACGGATTTCTGATCGTGGCCATAAGATTACACGTCAGCTCGTCGAGGATCAAACAGATCAGAATATCATTGTCGTAAGCAATAGTGTTGAAGACGTCAATATCTTTAACAGGGTATTGACTAAACACACAGTTACTTATGTTGATAGTGCCGAAAAGCTTATATCTAAAATTAAGTCAGAGGCTGAAAATATCAACTATATCTTTTACTGCATAGATGATGCCCTACTGATAGATTGGCTGTTAGAAACTAGTGAGGACCAACATTTTGCAATTATTTTCTCAAGAACTTTTGACGGCGTCACTAACATCAACGTGAATATCCAATACGAGGTATGCCCAATGAACGAGTTTGTCATAGAGTTTGGCAACCTACAGGGGAATCAAGATGCCAAAGCAGATTGATGCTGCTACTAAGATTCATGCGATCAGGTTAATGCACGAAGACACACCGCAGCGAGAAATTGAGAGACTTACTGGTTTAAGTAGACCATACCTACGCCGATTAGCCAAACAAATAGGACATCAGTTTCCAAGAAACGGCGTCGAAATTTGTGGCCGCCTGTGTTTATGCGTCAACTGCGGATGTTTATTTAGAAGACCCAAGAGCAAAGTGACAAGGGCACTTAATACCTTTTGTTCAAAAGCATGTAAAAACGCTTGGATGCGTGGTGCTAATCACCCCAATTGGGATGGCGGCAAAACGAGTAATACATTTTCGTCGTGGGTGTATAATCAGGCACCTTATAAAGCTTTTCGCAAAGCGGTGCTTGAACGAGACAATTATCAATGTGTTTTTACTGGGCGTAAAGATAATTTAGATGTTCACCACATTTTACCGAAAGCTGAAGATACAAATCCCGAAAAAGTTTTCGATATAAATAATGGTATTACAATATGTAAAGAGGTTCACCAACGAATACACGCTCTCATTAGAGAGGGACACGAGTTTGAAGAAGCACTATCGTTAGTGCGTCAAGAATTTCAACAGGAGCAAGAGGATAATGGATAAAGCTGTTGCAGTTATTACAGGTGCTAGAGGACAAGACGCGAGCTACTTAGCAGATCTTCTGTTAAAAGAGGGTTATGTGGTGGTAGGGTTTGATCGTAGATCAAGCATGCCAGACTATACTAATATTCAGCACTTATTAAAGAATGAAGATTATCGGTTGGTTGCAGGCGATCTGACAGATTTTGGCAGCATAGCTCGCGTTGTGCAGGAGTATCAACCTCGTGAGTTTTACAATCTTGCAGCACAGTCATACGTTGGTGCGTCATGGGATCAACCGTTAGCGACTTGTGAAGTCAATTTTAACGGTGTTGCTCATTGTCTTGAAGCAATCAGATTGTTTAGCAAAGAGACAAGGTTTTTTCAGGCGTCCACCAGCGAAGTTTATGGCGATGCACTAACAGATGACAAACAAGATGAGCATACAGCCGCCCGTCCAAGATCGCCGTATAGTGCTGCGAAATACGGTGCAGAAAGTTTGGTCAAGGTTTATCGTGACTCCTATGGTCTTTTTGCGTGCTTTGCTAGAAGTTTTAATCACGAGTCTGAGCGTAGGTCGAAAAACTTCGTAACACGCAAGATTACTGCGTATGTCGGCGAACTTTATCAAGCAACCAAGGACGTGCAGGACGAAGATCGGCTTAATGCAGCAATTCAGTGTCTTGCTCGTGGCACATTGCAACAATTGAGCTTGGGCAATATATATGCCAAACGAGACTGGACGCATGCTTCTGATATTGTTCGTGGTATGTGGCATATGCTTAATCGTCAAACTCCAGATGATTTCGTCTTAGCATCGGGCCAGACACACAGTGTATCAGAATTTCTTGATGTTGCTTTCGATTTAGTTGGCATCAAAGACTGGTCGCTTTTAGTCAATATAGACAAAAAGCTTTTTAGACCAGCTGATGTACATTTCCTATGCGGAGATGCAAGTAGAGCTAAAGAAATGCTTAACTGGGAACCGACCATATCTTTCTACGACTTAGTAGAACGCATGGTTTGGCACGATGTCATTACAAATGTACAAAAACAGACCTGAATACAATACGCCTGAATATAAGACCTTTCGCAATTCAGTATTTGCCAGAGATGGTTTTACTTGTCAAATGTGTTTTGGTAAACGTGGCGTCAAACATCTAGAAGCACACCACATTGTCAAGTGGAGCAAGTGCGACGGAGAACTTGAGCGTTTGAGATATGCAGTAGATAATGGAATTACGCTATGCAAAGATTGTCACGCCAAAGTTACCGGTAGCGAAGAGAAGTATGAAGATATTTTTCGTGATTTGATTAAGCAGAAAAGACGAGAAGTCAAGCTCAAAGACAAAAAGGCACAAAAGGCTATCAGTCAGCCCAAGATGCCTTGGCGTCCTATTAACCCAAGATTGAGATTTTGATACCTATGCAAAGATTGCCAAGCTATACAGTGATTCGTGATACTCGTGAACAGCAAGATCATGGATGGATCTTTGAGCCAGAAGAGAAAGTCGGTGGGAAGTGTCAGATTCTTGGTACCAAGATTGAGAAACTAGACGCCGGAGATTACTCCGTAGTGGGTCTCGAAGACAAGGTAGTTATTGAACGTAAAAATGGTTTTGGCGAACTGTTTACAAACATGACACCCAAGGCTAACAAAGTTCGTTTTGAGAACGAAATGGCAAGAATGGTTAACATCCCACACAAATATATCCTTATTGAGTCATGTTTAAATAAAGACATACTGACCCTTGGTATTCCACAGCATTCTTATGGACCTCCGTGCAGCAAAGTAATGGAGTGGTTAATTGAACTAGGGCTCAACTATAATATCCATGTCATGTTTACAGGTGATGCTGGCAAACGTGTGGCTAGACGTATTTTTGCCCAAGCTGCTAGGATGTATCTCTGATGGCTGAAATATATGACAATCCGTTTTTGAGTAGCGACGATGATGATTTTTGTTGGCTAGATATGCCACATATACCTAGTGTTCATACGCACCCATTTGATCGCTCCTATTCATTATACGATCAGTCATATAATCCGGTTGAAGAATTAGTAGAAACACTTTGTAATCCTAATTATTTGCATTTCTTGTGCAGTGCGGTGCTAAATTTCCACCTGATTCCATTCCAGCTCGCCATCCTTGATGTATTATGGCATCGCAGACTACCGATGTTAATCGCTTCTCGTGGGGCGAGTAAATCAACACTTTTGGCTGTTTATGCCATTCTTAGAATGATTACGCACCCTGGGTGCCGCATTGTTGTGGTTGGCGGTGCTTTCCGTCAGTCTAAGCAAATTTTTGAATACATGCTGAGCATTTGGAATAATGCACCAATCCTTAGAGACATTTGCCTAGGTACATCCAAAAAGGGTGGGCCTCACAAAGAAGTGGACCGTTATGAGTTTACTATCGGCGATTCTGTAACCTACTTCATCCCGCTCGGTGATGGTTCGAAGATTAGAGGTTTGCGTGCTAACTATATTCTTTGTGACGAATTTTCTTCTATTAACGAAGAAGTGTTCCAAGTGGTTGTGCAGGGTTTCGGTTTGGTTTCTGCTAATCCAACAGAAAAGGTTAAAGCGGCATATCGTCGTAAACAACTATTAGAAATGGGTCTGACAGAAGAAGAGCTTATGCAAGTTGACGGTGGTTTATCTGGTAACCAGATTGTTTACAGCGGCACTGCCTATTATGCCTTCAACCATTTCTATAAATATTTCAAAAAATGGCATGCTATTATTGCCTCCAAGGGCGATCCTAAGAAGCTACAACAAGTATTGGGTGATGATGCTGTCCTGAAGGGATTTGACTGGCGAGATTATGCCATTCTAAGGGTGCCATACGATTCTTTGCCGCCCGGTTTTTTGGACGATGGCATTATTGCACAAGCTAAGGCAACGCTGCACACTAATCAGTTCTTAATGGAGTTATGTGCTGTTTTCCCCGAAGATAGCAATGGCTTCTTCAGGCGTTCTGTGATCGAGATGGCTACCACCAACAAGCCCATAGCGATGAGTGATGGTACAAGTGTACAATTTATCGCTAAGCGTTACGGTGATATAGACAAGCGTTATATCATTGGTGTCGACCCTGCCGCTGATCAGGATAACGCCGCTATTGTTGTTTTGGAAAATAACGAAAATTACAGAGCCGTGGTGCACTGTTGGACAACCAACAAAAAACGCTATCAAACTTATAAGAAAGACATGGCGGTTCAAAACAAAAGCTATGTCGACGATTATTATCACTACATTGCCAAGAAAATACGATCTATCATGCGATTCTTTCCTGTTGAGTCTATCATGATGGACAAGCACGGTGGCGGTATTGCTGTTGCCGAAGCTTTAAGCAGTACACTATCATGCGAAGCGGACGAACTGCCAGTGTATGAGGTTATTGACCCCAACGACCCCAAACACGAAGATACACTTAATGGTCTACACATCTTAGAGTTGGTCAAGCCAACGCCTGAGCTTAACAGCAACGCTAACCACGGTATGCTCAAGGATTTACAGCAAAAGGTCTTGTTGTTCCCCATGTATGATACTATTGAACTGGCTAAATCAATAGAGATTGACAACATGAACGACAATACCGACGATACCTATGAAAACATCGTCCTAGAGATTGAAGAGCTTAAAAACGAATTAGCCACCATCACCATGACATCCACGGGTGGTCTAGGCAGAGAGCATTTTGATACGCCGGAGATTAAGCTTGAGGGCAATCGTAAGGGGCGGCTACGTAAAGACAGGTATTCTGCCCTCTTATATGCGAATTATAAGGCTCGCTCTAAGGTCAATGAGATTCCTGCTTTAACGTACAGGCCAGTTGGAGCTACCAAAGAAACATTGTCGGATCAGCCAAATCGGTCGCGTTCTGGTAACCTATACTATGGCCCCGGCACCGTTGGCAAGAGTAATAAAATGAGTGGCATCTTCAACACTAAAAACTTCCTGGTACGTAGATAAGGGTCAATGCGATTGCGGTTGGATTGTATTATCACCTAGAAGGTGGATTTATTATGGCATCAAAGAAAAAGATTACCAAACCAGAACCTATGAAACCAAGTGGCTACGTCAAAAGCGTCTCTGCCGCGTCGTTGCAAAAGTATAACTCTTACAATAAGTTTGAAGCTGTGGCTACCACCACTGTGTCTGACGTGACCATTCGGCAACCATTTGGTAGAAGTGAATACGACTATTATCGACCAAACGAGAGTGTGCCTACCAGTGTGCCCGAAATCATTCGGACTTGTCGCAATATGTACAAAAGCGTGGGTGTTGTCAGAAACGTGATTGACCTCATGACTGATTTTGCATGCGAAGATTTGAAAATCGTCGCTTCTGATCCCAAGGAACAGATTTTCTACAACGCATGGATTAAACGCACCGATCTTAATGCTATTGCTAACGAGTTTGCACGTCACTTTTTGCTGGACTGCAATGTGGTTGTCAAACGAGTTACCGCCAAGGTGTCCAAGCCGGTTGAACGTCTGTTGTCTACGGCTAAGCGTGACTATGATCTACGCACAGAAGACCTAGAAAACAAGACGGAGAAGCGTGAGATTCCGTGGCGTTATAGTTTCTTGGATGTAACTCTATTGGATTGGAGTAATGAAGATTTATTCCAATTTGATGAAGCTAAACAACTTACCTTTACCATGTCTGCTAAGTTTAAGAATAAGCTCAAGGCGGCATTGGCTGCTGATGTTGAGAAAAAACTACCCAAAGATATTCGAGAGCAAATCTCCAAAGGCAAAGTGACTTTAGATATGAGTAAACTTTGCGTTATGCATAACAAAAAGGATTCTTGGGAACCTTGGGCTACTCCTTTCCTGAAAGCGGTTTTGCCTGATATTTTCTTTAAGTATAAGCTTAGGCAAGCAGATATGTCAGCCTTGGATGGTGTGATCAATGTTATCCGCTTATGGAAGCTGGGCGACCACAAAGAGGGCATTCTTCCTACCGAGGCCGTGGTTGATAAACTTATCAACATCCTATCTGCTAACACGGGTGGTGGTGCCATTGATCTCGTGTGGGACTCTATGATCGAAATGCAAGATTATTATCCACCCATTGATAAGATTCTTGGATCAGACAAGTATACCCAAGTAGATAAAGACATTTTGATAGGCTTAGGTGTGCCGGAAGTGTTACTAGGCGGTGGTGGTTCTAACTTTTCTAATAGCTGGATCCAACTCAAAACCCTAGTGGAAAAACTTAAGACCGTACGTTATGCTCTCTTGGGTTGGCTTCGCGGCGAGATCAAGATGATTCATAAGAATATGTCGTTCAAGTCTGAACCACATGTCTTGCTAGGTGAAATGAATCTTAGCGACGAAAACGTGGCTAAGAAACTCATTGTTAGTCTATGGGACCGTGGTTTGATCAGTGACGAAGCTGTTCGTGATGTTTATCACCAAGATAATATTCTTGAGCTAGAACGCATGGGCAGACAAGATGAAGTGAATAAAAAATACAATGTGCAAACCAAGGGGCCTTTCGTCAACGACCCCGTTGATGATCTGTCTAATACTGGCGGTCGTCCTTCACAGACTCCTGGAGATGGCGATAATGACGATCGTACACCCAAGCCACTGACAGGTTCTCTTGCTGATTACATTTTGTATGCCACAGATCTGATTGATCAATTTGACGAAGTGGTTGTGCCGTCTTATTTGCAGTCCATTGGGGCGAAGAACGCCAGAATGTTAACTTCCGAGCAGAGGGTGACACTGGATCATATGAGAGTTCGTGTGTTAGCAAGTTTTCGCTTTGGTGATGTGGTACACCGCGAAAGTATATCTGCGTCTTTATCTGAAAATTGTGCTTCTGATGATCTAGCCAACTATATCCTAGCATCGGTGACTCAGTTTGCCAAACAAAACGGTTCTGAACCATCGGTACAACATAGAAAACGGCTAGAAGCAATAGCATGGACTGAATATTTATTGAGTCATTGATAAAAATGATCACCCATTGTGGTTTTGCATGTATAAGGTAATGATATGAAAAGATATATATCAGAAGCTAGTATTGATGACGCTCTGTTTAACAATCATGTTACCGCTGCGTTAATGACACTCACTAAAACGTATGTGTCTGATACTCCTGTAGATACCGATCCGCCTGCAGGTGTTAAAGCATCTGTTTTTGATATTGACAAAAATCCTGAATTGCTTTATGGTTCTGCCATTTTGGTGTCGGCGTCCATGAATGGCAACGACGATTTGTTTTTGCCGTCTGAACTATGCAAATCATTTAGAACTGCCATTTCAACCCCATACAACATTAGCCACAATGAGAAAGAAATTGTTGGCCACATCTTTGAAGCTCGTCTGTTAAACGCCGATGGAGAATGGTTGTCTGATGTACCATCCGACCAAGACGAAGTAGATGTTGAAATCGATTTTGTGCTATACAAACACATCTATCCTGAGATAGCCAAGCAGGTGATTGATGGTTATATGGATGGTAGTTACGGCGTCTCGATGGAATGCTACATGGAAGATTTTGATTATGCCATGTACGACGAGACATTAGGATCTGTTCAAATTGTTAGACGCAATCCAGAAACATCTTTCTTAACCCAATATTTGCGTGTATATGGTGGTAGAGGGTATTATCAGAACAAGCGTATTGGCCGAGCCTTAAGACAAGTTACCTTCAAAGGCGTAGCACATACGGAGATACCTGCCAATTTACGAAGTGTGTATACTTATGTGCACGCTCCAGAAAAACGACCGTTAGAACCAACCAAAGCATTTTTATATCTGACCAAGGAGAACGTAATGACTATTGAAACCCTCGAACAAGCCCAGAGTGTGATCGCTGAGCTAGAGGCTAAACTTGCTGCCCTAGAAGCTGAAAAGGTAGCAGAAGCAGAGAAGCTAACCGAAAAAATTAGCGAAGTTGACGCCTTGCAGGCTAAACTTTCTATTGCTGAGCAAAGTGTTGCTTCGATCACCGAACAGCACGAGGCTGCCAAAGCCGAGCTAGATCAGACCAAAGGACAGCTAGACTCTACAGTTGCTGAACTTGCCAAACTAAATCAAGAAAGAGTTCTGGCCGAACGCATTGCTCAGCTTGCAGAAGTCAATGTGGCTGTTGATAGCGATGATGAAAAAGCTCGTATCGCAGGTATGACTGACGAAGTTTTTGCTTCCATTCTGACTTATGCTGCTAAAGCCAAGGATTCAACCAAGGCTGATGTTACCGATGCTGATGGTGATCCGCTAGATATAGCTGAACCAACCGAGCCGACTGTGGAGGATGTTGTTGCCAGCGATCAAGGTGTTGATCCCGCTGCACGCGAAGTTGCTATCGCCAAAGCGACCGCCGAACATTTACTTAACTATCGTAAGCCTATTAAGAAATAATAATTAAAGAATTATTTAGATATTTGTAGAATTTTTATGTATATTTTTTTGAGATTATAAAGGAGTCAGAAATGGCACTCAAAGCTGATAGAAATATTCTTGATACCGAGCTAGGGTATTACCTTAACGAAACTGCTAGTCGTGGCGTGATTGTTTGTGTTTCGACTGCTGGTAGCGGTACTGCACTTGATGCATCTGCCAACCTCGCTACTGTTGCCGCTCAGTCGTCTGGTGCTAAGCCTATCGGTCTGCTACTTAACGATGTGACTGATAACGATCTGACCAAGACCCCCACTAACTGGCACAAAGATGAAGCTCAGAAGGGTGACAAGGTTGCTATCCTAACCAAGGGTTGGGTTGTGACCGACAAGGTTATCACAGCTACCGCTGGTGCTAAGGCTGTTCTTACATCATCTGGCTACGTTATGGACGCCACCGACGCCGATGTTGCTGCGGCCAATGCCCTACTGAACCCCGTGATTGGTGTTTTCCGTACTAGCAAAGACGAGAATGGTTTTGCCAGACTCTATGTTGACCTTTAATCTTAGTTGAGATATACCCACAAGGAGACGAAAATGGACGAACAGCAACTAATGGAAATGAAACAGCTTCTTAGAGAAGCGGGTAGCACAGACCCGAATGTCGCTATCGCTAAGCAGATGGCACTAGCTGCACAGCTAACCGTGCCGGTTCGTAGTGGTGTGCTTTCTGGCACGACCATTGATGGTATTTTTACACGGGAAGTCTTTGATCCCAATGCTCGCATTGAGTATCCCATTGACTTCTATCGACCAGACAACGCTGGCGAGTTTGTTGCTTACGTTGTGCCGAATCAGGGTCGTATTCCACAGCGTCAGGTCGAAGGTGACTACACTTCGGTGCCCACCTACGACATCGCGTCGAGTATCGACTTCCTTATTCGTTATGCTCGTGAGGCTCGTTGGGACATTCTAAGCCGGGCTCTAGAAGTTCTTGAGGCTGGCATGGTTATGAAGATTAATGATGACGCTTGGCACACCATTCAGATGGCTGGCTACGATCGCAATATTATTGTGAGTGACGCCAATGCATCTGCTGGTCAGTTTACCAAGAAACTCATCAGTCTCATGAAGCTTGTCATGCGGCGTAACGGTGGTGGTAACAGTGGTTCGATGAGTCGTACCAAGCTCACCAATCTCTTTGTGTCTCCTGAGGCCATGGAAGATATGCGTGACTGGGGTGTGGATCAGCTTGATGATGTGACTCGTAGAGAAATCTTCGTCGCCGAAGATGGGTCCTACAACAACATCTACAGCGTTAAGATCACCGATCTTGACGAACTTGGCGAGAATCAGGCTTACCAAGATTTCTACACCAACGTTGTTGTTCCTGCTGGTGGAGGAAGTGGCACTGGTCTAACCTCTGGCGACGTTGAGTTGGTGATCGGTCTTGATACTTCCAAGCAGGACTCGTTCGTGATGCCTATTCGTGACGAGATTGAAACCTTTGCCGATCCCGCTCTCCATCGTGAGAATCGCATGGGCTTCTATTCGCGTGGCTCGTTTGGTGTTGGCGTTCTGGATAACACGAGAGTGCTACTGGGATCGCTATAAACCTAAGTTGTTTTGAGTGCGTACGAATGCCCCATGTAACCGTGGGGCATTTTTTTTGGAGCTTCGTGATGAATAATATTCTTAACATCACCAAGGCTATATATGCTAAAAGAGTTAAAGATGCACAAGCAGAAATAGACTTTTATGCCAAAGATAATGGTCTGCACGTTGACACCGACGCTGTCAAAAAGCTTATGGGGTGGATCGATGTTCTTGATCGTAATTCTAGATACATCAGCATTATAGAAAATTTGGATCGTCAACAGAAATAATATTTGTATAGTAATATAGCTACGTAGGAGAACCACATGCAAGCGTCATTTGTTATTAATAATGCAACTTCCAGAACCAGATTGGTGACCGCCTCTGGTGTAGCACCAGATTTGGGTGCTGGCGATTGGCTCATCACTGGATCTTTGTGCTTTTTGGCCGCTGGCGGTCCTGATAGGTATTTTTTAGATATTAGTGATGCTAATGCCACCCCTAGGGTGTTTATTCGTAACCAACCCACTGGCGATGAAATATTAAGAGTGATGTGTAAAGACGGTGATACCAACGTTAGAAATGCCACATTGGCAGCTGCTGATATTCCATCGCAGTTTTATAATGCTGGTATGTACTTTGTAGCATGGCGTGCTGACGATAAACTACACATCGGCTTGATGTCGCAAGCAGATGGTACGCTGGTCACAAAAGAGGGCGATACTCTAGTGGGTTTTGACTGGGGTGATCTAGACGCTGATTCCAAGAGAATGGCTATTGCTGGAGATATTGCTGGCACAGCAACAGCGTGCATTTCTGCACATTATGGTCCATGGCTTTTTGCTACTGTAGACGAAGGTAAAACTTTTGCCGATTGCAATATAGACTTAGAAGCACTTGTTCTTAACCCAGATCTAATTTATACTTACGACCACATTACGCCCACTCACACCTTTGGCGTAATTAAGGATGCTAATGATGTCGTCAAATCGCCAAGTGTGATTACAGCGATTGAATCTACAGACAAATGGGTCGATACGACTGGTGGTATGG